CTGATATGCGTTCTGCTGGCAATACGCACATTCATCGCGGCATTGTAGCCAGATGTTCCACGGTTTCCGGTCGCAAATAAGCCTGCATAGGGAAAAGCAAATGGTAAGGCATATCCAGCATCAGCTCCCTTTTGTGTTGCCACCATTCCCCACTGCAACATAAGTTTCACCGGGTTTCCTGTCGTCGCAATGCATGGAATGTAGATGTAGCCATTCCCTGACATCATTGACCTGAAGCTGTCTAAACCCAGTAACTTCGAGGCATTATCTGCTCCAACATCTCGTGTTGCGGCGGTCCCTAACTGGAGCGCATTTCGGAAGGCTGATACATCAGAAATATCAGCTCCATTAGCCGATTTCTGCATAGCTCCGGAGGCTTTATTTATCGTTTCGCCCAAACCAAGGTATGCGAGAAGACCAGCTACATCCTTTCCACTCAAATTAGTCAGCGTATTGTCCAGCGGTTGTTTGCCCGCCAGTGCGCTCTGTACTTCGCTTTTGCTGTAGGCATCCAGATCTTTAGGCGTAAGCGTAATATCCTTCGTGCCGTCAAACGGAACGCCGTTGATATTCCGTGCAGTCTGTAGTTTTGTGGCAGTTGCAGCATTACCAGTGGTGTTCTGATTACCCGTAGTGTTTACACCTGGAAGGTTAATATTTGCAGAACCGTCGAAAACAACTCCACCGATAGATCTTGCCGTCTGCAATTTCGTGGCTGTACTTGCATTACCATTCAATGAACCAGTTAATCCACCTGTAACAGACAACGGACCTGAAACTGTTCCTCCGGTTGTTGGCAGTGCTCCAATATCTAACGGCGTCGGTTTCTGATGTGTGCTATACATCGTATAAACAACACCATAGGTAACGCTGGAAGGCTTACTCGCTGAATATGTTGGCGAGGTATAAACAGAAACTGACGCATTTGCAGTACAATCCCAATGGATATTTACACTCGTCGCATAATTGCCAATCTCAACGTAAATATCATATGTATCGCCGGATGTGTTGATCCAGGCGAAATTCGTTAATCCGACGGCTGTACGCTTCCACAAAGCCCCGGTAATTCCTTTGGGGTTTCCATTGCCTGCTCGTAGAACCAGTTCTGAAATGCCTGCCTGATGTGGGGAACCGACGTTGTAACCAGCGCCACCAATCAATGCGATGTAAACGATGGAACTCGCCTGTGGCATGGTTACCGTTGCTAATTTGAACCAACCAGCACCACCGCTGAATGACATTGTTGTTGAGTTAAGCGTACCAATATCTTTCGGCGTCAGTGTTATATCCGCTGAAAGCGCCTTACCATTCACCTTACGGGCAGAAGGTACCCGACCATTCGCATTATCATTAGCTGCTTTCACTGCTTTCGGTGTCGCGGCAAGCGTTTCAGATGCGCTGTTGGTTGCACTACTGAGCTGGACAATTCCTTTTTGTGCTGTCGTAGCGTCCTGTGCGGTGTATTTCCCGTTAGCCAGGTCATACGCGGCCTTAACGGCTTTTGGCGTTGCCGCCTGTGACTCGGAAGTGCTGTTGGTCGCACTGCTGAGCTGTACTACCCCCTTTTTCGTCGTGCTCGCATCCTCAAGCGCCACAGCGGATGCAATATCCTCTGCCCGTTTTGCTGCTGTCTCGGCGCGCGTTGCCGCGGATTCCGCCGTACTTTTGCTCTGAGCTGCCGCCGTCGCACTGCCAGCTGCCTCTGTCGCCTTCGTGGATGCCGTCGTGGCGCTGCCCTTCGCTGCTGACGCTTGTCTGGTCGCCTCATCTTTTGAAGCAGACGCCGATGATGCCGATGACGCCGCCGAACTGGCGGACGATGCGGCAGCCGTTTTTGAGGATTCTGCACGGGTTTCCGACGCTTTCGCGTTCGTTTCGGATGTCTTCGCTGCGGAAGCTGACCTCGCTGCTGCGCTGGCCTGTTCAGTGGCTTCGCCAGCCTTCGTTGTGGCTGTTGAAGCAGACGATGCGGCACTTTCTGCCGACTTTCCGGCAGCGGTGGCACTGGCTGAGGCCTGCCCGGCACTTGTTGATGCGGCACTGGCAGATGATGCAGCCGCTGTTTTTGAGCCTGCCGCAGCTGAGGCACTCTGTCCCGCTGCCGTTTCAGAAGACCTGGCGTTCGTCTCGGACGTTTTTGCCGCCTTCGCGGAATTTCCTGCCGCCGTTGCCGAGGAAGCGGCACTACTGGCGCTTGATGATGCGTTCGTTTCTGATGATTTCGCTGCCTCTTTTGAGGCCGCCGCATCCCGGGCTGAGGTGGCAGCTTCTGACGCCTTTGTGGTCGCTGCGGATGCAGAAGTGGCTGCAGATTTTTGTGACGCTGCCGCATTCGTTTCTGACGTTTTCGCCGCACCGGCACTGGTAGCTGCCGCGCTTTTTGAGGACTCTGCAGCGGCAGCACTTTTTGAGGCTTCAGTGGCCTTTGTTGATGCCGTTCCTGCGCTGGAAGACGCTGACTGAGCCGACGTCGCGGCCTGCCCGGCTGATGTGCTGGCTGCGCGTGCTGAGCCTGCAGCATCAGTCGCATGGGTTGCCGCCTCACGGGCTGATGTGCTGGCATCACTGGCTGACTTCTTCGCGGCTGCCGTGTTCTGTGCCACCACGGACGCGTTACGCGCCACCTCTTCCACCATCAGCTCAAAACGGCGCAGTGCCTCCGGACGGGCATCATCCTCCGTCATGGCACCGAGAAAATCATTCAGCGTACCGGGTCGGGAATCTTCATACACGGTGATGGTCCCGGCATGTGACGGCGGGAATCCTTCCACCAACAGAATAACGCTGTACTGACCGTACTCAACGTCCATGCTGTAACGCCCGGCTTCATCCGGATTTTCAGATGCCAGCGTGTTCACCACCACCGTGGTACTGTTACGTTTTGCTTTCAGCTGGATTGTGCAGTTCTGTACCGGTTTTCCTGTGCCGTCTTTCAGTACACCTGAAATTTTTACTGCCATATTCACCCCACAAAAAAGCCCGCCTGAAACGGCGGGCTGTCATAACACTGTGTTACCTGGCTAATCAGAATTTATAACCGACACCCACGATGAAACCGTCAGTGCGCCAGTCGCCACTGCCGGAACCTTCATAAGCGACATCAATGGCCACGGACTCGGTCGGGTTAAACTGCACGCCAGCCCCCCACGCCAGAGACGTGTTGCTGTGGCGACCGTCATCACTTCCGGTCAGCACATCGTGCGTTTTCCCCTTATTGTCAGTTACGCGGATATAATCCCCGGAGAAAGTCGACACACGGCTGTAAGCTACACCCGCCATCGCATACGCGCTGAACCATTCATTCACGCGCACAGACGGCCCCGCCATTACGCTGAACCAGCGGTTACGAACGGAATCTTCATGCCAGCGGGTATCGCTGTAACGGGTCAGCTGGCGATTCTTGTCTCCTGCATAGCTGAATGACGTCACCAGCCCCAGTGTGTCCGTAAACTCATAACGGTATTTCACGTTAATCCCGTTCAGATCATCACTGCCGGGGACGTTCGTCGAGGCATGAAGATACCCCGCGCTCAGCGTGGACTGATGTTCAGACGCCCATGCAGGCGCACCGGATACGGCCAGACAAATGGCTGCGGACAAAATTGCTGCACAAACTTTACGCATAATTACCTCTCGCTTTTCTGCAATAAAAAAGGCGTCATTCCTGACGCCCTTTATTGGGGTTATAAATATTTCAACGAATACTGATGCCGGAAGCGGCTTTTTTGGTCACAATCACCGTACAGTCGGTGATATTGCCTGCCCCCTGATTGCCTTTCTGGAAAATCTTAAACTCCAGAGTGACGCTTCCCCTGCCACTCGGCATATCAATAACTGCACTGTAACTACCGGGAATGGCCCCTTTAGTTTCTCTGGATGCGATTAATACGCCGTTTTTGCGAACTTCAAAACCATAACCCGTGTATCTTGTGCCTCCTGGGTTATTTCCGCTCCCCGGATCGTCATACGCTATACCGTTAAAAATAATGGGCGGAATAATAATCTGGCGGTCAAAGTTATGATCATCGCTGATGGTGACTGTAACCGTACCGTTTGGTGTTTCCGTGTTACCCCACGTACCGACTTTTTTCGGGAAGGCTTTTGATACAGCTTTAACGAAATCTCCTCTGACCTGGGTCGCCTCCAGCATGCCCTTAATCGTACAGTTCTGGTTAATCGTGACATTGTTGAGCGTTCCTGAGTTCGCATTCACACTGCCACTGATATCCGCATTTTTCGCCGTCAGTCTCCCGTCTGATGTCAGGGAAAATGCCGGAGGATTACCGCCGCTGGTAATGGTGGGGGCCGTCAGGCGTTTCAGGAACACTTCATTCATGAATATCTGATCGCCCTGACCAACAAACATCGGCTTTGTGTTGCCATTCGCAGGATTAATCATCGCAATCCTGTCTGCTGCCAGCAGCACCTGACTCTGCATGCCGTCAGGGGTGTTCTCAATACCGGCACCGATACCCGCGATATAAAGGCGTCCGTCCTGCATCTGCTGCAGCTTCACTGCCCACATGCTGTTCAGGTTATTATTTGTATCAACCTGAACCTTCTGTATCTGCTGGATCGCTGCACTCTGGTCTTCCAGTTTCTTATTGACGGTCTGTGTTATTTCATTGCTGACATCCGTTATGGACGTCCTGATTTCAGTCAGGTCAGGCGCAAGCTGACCGTTATCAATCTGCGTCCACAGCTCCTGAGCCAGATGGGTTTTCCCTATCTCGCCTTTGAAAAAATCCAGATAGCCTGATGCATCATCACTCGGCTGACCGACAGCCTCCACGAATGCCGATTTGCCAACGGTGTTCACACTGCGAACGTAAAAATAATAATCATGGCCCGGTTTGATATTGATACTGGCGGCTATCCAGTACAGTGCCGTACCAAGATAACGCGCGCTGGTTTCAACCTGCCTGATATCCGCAATCCGTTTTTCCGAGAACCAGAACTCAAACTGTACCGTCGGGTCATAAACCGCAAGATGCGGCGTGGCGGTTATCTGAAAATAGCCCGGCGTCAGCTCAATCCGCGACGGCGCTGCCGGTGCGGCAATCCGGAACGATACCGACGCCGGATCGCCCTGCTGCCCCCACGCATTTACTGCCCGGACTGTCAGCCTGTAGTTCCCCAGAGCCAGTTGTGTGAAGCGGTAAGTGGTTTCCGTCGTCCGGGCCGTGCTGACCAGCCGCTCACGGCCGTCATCCGCTGCCACGGTCAGGCGAAGCAGGAAGCTCACGCCCTTCACCACCTTCGGCGTGTCCCAGCGGGCCAGCACCTGGTATTCCCCGCTGTCTGCGGTGACTTCTGCGGTCAGGTGCTGCACCGCTGGCGGCGTGACACCATTTACCGTGCCGCTCTGGTCGCCGTCAAAGTGCGCCCCGTTATCCACGATGGCCTCTTTTTCCGGTACATGCTGCACGGCGGTGATGGCATACGTGCCGTCGTCGTTCTCACGGATACTCACGCAGCGGAACAGGCGCTGGCGCAACGTCGGCAGCTTCAGCCCCCATACGCTGTATTCAGCAACGCCGTCAGGAACACGGCTCACTTTCACCTTCACGCCGTCGGTGACGGACTGAACCTCCACGCTGACCGGACTCCCCTGCCCGTCAACCAGGCTTATCAGCGTGGTGCCGGAAGATGGCAGCGTGATTTCACGGTCGAGCGTCAGCGTCCGGGTCTGGATGTTTACCGCCAGCACGCGCCCGCCGGTGCGGATACCGGCATAGTCATCATCGCAGATTTCAATGACATCGCCCGGTACATGGCGAAGCCCTTCAGCACCCACGCTGAAATCCACGGTCTGCGTCTCCAGCAGTTCCGTTTTAATCAGCCACAGCCCGGCGCGGTGTGCCTGCCCCCGGCTGGTACAGCCAAAGGCATCCATCTTCGTGACATTACGACCGTAACGGGCAATGGCCTGCGTATCTTCAACAAGCTCTGTCGCCGTCTCCCAGCCGTTGTTCGGGTCAATCCAGTTCACCTCAACGGCATTATGGCGGTCCTTCAGGGCGCTGAAGCTGTAGCGGAACGGCGCGCCATCATCCGGCATCACCACATTACTGCGGTTATAGGTCCACACCTTATCTGATGGTCGGTCCTGCACGAACGTCAGCGTCTGCCCGTTCCATACCGGCATACAGCGCATCGCCGAGCAGAAATCACTGAGCACATCCCACGCCTTACGCTGTGTGGTCAGCCAGGCATTACAGGTGATGCGCGGCTCCGTGCCGCTAAAACCGTCCGGCACTGACTGGTCGCAGTACTGGCCGATGACATACAGCGCCCATTTATCCACATCCGCCGCACCAAGACGTTTCCCCATGCCGTAGCGCGGGTGGGTCAGCATATCCCACAGACACCAGGCCGGGTTGTTGCTGTATGCCGGCTTAAACGTTCCGTCCCAGATACCGCTGTATTGCCGCGTCTGCGGGTTATAGTTCGACGGCACCTGCAGAATGCGCCCGCGAAGATGATAATTACGGCTCACCTGCTGGCTGCCGAACTGCTCCGAGTCCACCTGCACGCCGACCAGTGCCGTGTTCGGGTAGCACTGTTTCACATCGATGATTTCGGTGTATGACGACCAGAGCGTTTTGTTCTGCAGCTGGTCTGTGGTGCTGTCCGGCGTCATCCTGCGCATCCGGATATTAAACGGGCGCGGCGGCAGGTTACCCACCACCACCGAGGCCAGATACTGTGAGGTGGTTTTTCCCTTAATGGTGATGTCTTTTTCCGTCACCCAGCCACCGTTACGTTGTATCTGAACCAGCAGGCGGACTTCCGACGGATTCCGGTCCCCCTTTGAGGTGGTTTCCACCAGTGCCTGCACACCGAAGGTAAAGCGCAGACGGTCGATGTTTGCAGACGTGATGGTCCGGGTAATCGGCGTGTCGTACTTCACTTCCGTACCCAGCACCGTCTCGGAGCCGGAGGATTCAAATCCCTCCGGCGGTGTCTGCTCCTGCTCACCTGCCCGGAACACCACCGTGACACCGGAGATATTGGTATTCCCCTCACTGTCCAGCACTGGCGTACTGTTCAGCAGCACACTTTTTAATCCGTCCACCGGACCTTCAATCGGCCCTTCACTGATGGCGTCTATCACGCTCAGCATCTGGGATGATTTCAGGTTGTCCTTCGCTTCGCGCGGGGTATGCCCCTTACTGCTGCCTTTACCCATTCCTCACGCTCCAGAAACGACAAAACCGCCCGGAGGCGGTTTCACATAAAACGTTTTTCATCAACGACCAATCACCACAACCTGACCACCATCCCCTTCGTCTGCCGTGCTGATCTCCTGAGAAGCCACCCGCGACCCCACGCGCATTTCACCGTACAGAACAGGCAGAACATTGCCCTGGGCAACCATGTTATCCAGTGAGGAGAAATAGGTGTTCTGTTTGCCGTTATCTGTACTGGCTGCCGTGGGCGTCCTGGCTTTCGGTGCCAGCATCTGCGCCACTCCGCCCAGGATCATACTGGCCCCTGCCGCATACATGCCCGATACAGCCGCGGCACCCAGCCAGCCCACAGGGTTCCACCATGCCACCGCAATCAGCGCCGCCCCAAGCACCACCTGAAACACACCGCCACTTTTAGCTCCCGCCAGACGCGGCACGATGTGGATCACGGCACCATTTGCCAGCGGCTCATTAAGACGGGCAGATAATTCATTTTCGCCTGCATCACGCCCGGCAATGCGCACCTGATACCAGCCCTTATTCAGTTTCTGACGAAACGCCGGGAGCTGAGTGGCCAGCGCCCGGATGGCTTCGGCCCCCGTTTTCACACGAAGATCGATGCGGCGGCCAAATCGTTGCAAATCCCCGTAAAGGCAGATGCGTGCCATGCCCGGTGACGCCAGAGGGAGTGTGTGCGTCGCTGCCATTTGTCGGTATACCTCTCTCGTTTGCTCAGTTGTTCAGGAATATGGTGCAGCAGCTCGCCGTCGCCGCAGTAAATAGCGGCATGATTCGGCACCGATGAACCAAAACAGCACAGCAGCACATCGCCCGGCTGCGCCGCTGACAACGGCACCTGATACAGCCCTGTAGCCTCCAGATTATCCAGATAGAGATTCTGACCGTTACGCCACCAGTCATCCCCGCGATGAAAATCCGGCATCTCAATCCCCGCCAGATGGTAAGCATCCCGGAACAGCGTGTAACAGTCCGTCACCCCGTGCTCAAAGCGCCGCCCGGTGAGATGCGGCACACAGCGGAATTTATGAATCGCCCCCCGGCAGACCAGCCACCACGGCAAATCACTCTGCACCTGCAGCCGCCGGTCGGCCTCACTCAGCCAGGGCAGACCACCGGGGTGGCTGTGGACCAGTGCCACAATCTCACCCTGCATCTCTGCCCGCAGCCAGTCCTCCGGCGACATCCGGAAATACTCCTCCGGCTCACCGGAGATATTCACGCAGGGAAAATATCTTTCTCCCTCCGGCGTTTTCACCACGAAGCCGCACGACTCCGCTGGCGCACATCGGCGGGCGTGCGCCAGAATCGCTGATTCTGTCTCTGTCATGGGATTTACTGCGAAAGTTTGTTAATGGAAAGGAAGCCGCCAAAGTTGCCGACGTTATTGCGGAACTTACAACCGCTCAGGCATTTGCTGCATTTATCCTTCGTGATATCGGACGTTGGCTGGTCATATTCATCCGCGACCGCCGGACCGTGATAACCGCACTCATCGCCGCGATAGGTCCAGGTGCAGGTGTTGGCCAGCATGATACGTCCCGGAAAAACAGCGCCATCCGTTTCCGTCGGCGTGGACAGTACAAAGGAGGCACTCACCGCGCTCAGTTCGCTGCACTGCTCAATGCGCCAGCGGCTGATCACCTCCTGCTCCGGATCGGCGTAACTGTTTCCGTTGACGAAGTTCACCGCATCCAGAAAACGGGCGTAAACCTTACGCCGGACCACCGTTCCGCCGACCAGACTCTGCATATCTTCCGCCATCCCGGTGACCATACCGTACAGGTTAGAAACCGTCAGCGTGGGGCGCGTACTGGTGCCTTTGCCATTCAGTTCAAAACCGCTCCCCTGAATGGGATACGGCTGATACTGTCGCCCCTGCCAGGTGACCGGCTCACCTTTTTCGTTCTGCTCATTACAGAAAAAATAACGTTCTCCACCGACCTCTGTCAGGTCGATTTCCCAGAGCACCACGCTGGCCGACTGCTCCGCACGGGTGCATTCATTCAGTGTTTCCTGCCGGATATCCTGCATCAGTTCACCACCTGTTCAAACTCTGCGCTGAACTCAACACGCAACATACTGACCCGCGACGACCATTTTGCGCAGGTCACCTTTATCTGCCGCCACTCATAAGGCGGCGTCCACAGAAAGGATTTCCAGCCCCCGTGCTCTTCCAGAAACGACTCCAGTACCGTGGCCTCCTCACGGGGGACAGAAAGCGTCACGCTGTACGTTTTCAGGTTGGCATTCAGCCCGGCAGGCGCTCGCTGAGAATAGCCATCACCAAAGCGCACCTTTCTTACAGAAGGGACCGAAGCCACATCCATACCGGGTTTCACTTTCCAGCGGAAGGTCTTCATCGTCCACCTCCGGAGAACAGGCCACCATCGCGCATCTGCCCGGTCACAACATCCATTGCCGCCTTACGGGCTACGTCATAAACAGCCTTCAGCGCCTGTGGCCCTATCTGCCCGTTCGTGCCGTCGTTGTTAATCACCACATGGTTATTCTGCTCAAACGTCCCGGACGCCTGCGACCGGCTGTCTGCCATGCTGCCCGGTGTACCGACATAACCGCCGGTGGCATAGCCGCGCATCAGCCGGTAAAGATTCCCCACGCCAATCCGGCTGGTTGCCTCCTTCGTGAAGACAAACTCACCACGGTGAACAATCCCCGCTGGCTCATATTTGCCGCCGGTTCCCGTAAATCCTCCGGTTGCAAAATGGAATTTCGCCGCAGCGGCCTGAATGGCTGTACCGCCTGACGCGGATGCGCCGCCACCAACAGCCCCGCCAATGGCGCTGCCGATACTCCCGACAATCCCCACCATTGCCTGCTTAAGCAGAATTTCTGTCATCATGGACAGCACGGAACGGGTGAAGCTGCGCCAGTTCTGCTCACTGCCGGTCAGCATCGCCGCCATATTCTGTGCAATACCATCAAAGGTCTGCGTGGCTGCACTTTTTACCTGCGACATACTGTCCGTGGCGCTCTCTTCCCACTCACTCCAGCCGGACTTCAGGCCTGCCATCCAGTTCCCGCGAAGCTGGTCTTCAGCCGCCCAGGTCTTTTTCTGCTCTGACATGACGTTATTCAGCGCCAGCGGATTATCGCCATACTGTTCCTTCAGGCGCTGTTCCGTGGCTTCCCGTTCTGCCTGCCGGTCAGTCAGCCCCCGGCTTTTCGCATCAATGGCGGCCCGTTTTGCCCGTTGCTGCTGTGCGAATTTATCCGCCTGCTGCGCCAGCGCGTTCAGGCGCTCCTGATACGTAACCTTGTCGCCAAGTGCAGCCAGCTGGCGTTTGTACTCCAGCGTCTCATCTTTATGCGCCAGCAGGGATTTCTCCTGTGCAGACAGCTGGCGACGTTGCGCCGCCTCCTCCAGTACCGCGAACTGACTCTCCGCCTTCCACAAATCCCGGCGCTGCTGGCTGATTTTCTCATTTGCTCCGGCATGCTTCTCCAGCGTCCGGAGTTCAGCCTGAAGCGTCAGCAGGGCAGCATGAGCACTGTCTTCCTGACGATCGCCCGCAGACACCTTCACGCCGGACTGTTTCGGCTTTTTCAGCGTCGCTTCATAATCCTTTTTCGCCGCCGCCATCAGCGTGTTGTAATCCGCCTGCAGGATTTTCCCGTCTTTCAGTGCCTTGTTCAGTTCTTCCTGACGGGCGGTATATTTCTCCAGCGGCGTCTGCAGCCGTTCGTAAGCCTTCTGCGCCTCTTCGGTATATTTCAGCCGTGATGCCTCAGACTCGGCCCAGTCCTTTGCTGCCATCTCTCTGGCCTTTTCAAGATCGGCCTGCAACGTGGCGGCTGAAAGCCCAAGTTGCGCATTCGCTCTGTCCTCCCATGCTCCCCGGAGATTGGCAAGAAATGCTGAGGTTTTACCGCGCCGGTGGCTCCGACTCTGATACCACTGCCATTTTTTGTCCGCCTCATCAAAAGCCTTTTCTGCTTTCTCCAGCATTCCCTGGGCAGTGTCCGGGCGACCAATATCCAGCACCGAATCCCACATGGATTTGAATGCCCGTGCTGTCCTGTCTGCCCAGGTCTCCAGCGTGCCCATGTTCTCTTTCAGGCGGCGGGTCTGGTCATCAAACCCTTTCGTTGCGGCCTCGTTCGCCGCCTGCAATGCCCCGGCTTCATCTCCGGAACGCTGCAACTGAGCAACATACGCAATCTGCTCCGCCGTCACGTTACGGAACTGACGTGCCATCGCTGTCAGTCCCGACGTCGGGTCTGTGGTCAGCTTCCCGAAGGCTTCAGCGACCTTGTCCACCTCCACGCCGGATGCAGAGGAGAAACGCGCCACACTCTGGCTGATCGCCTCAAACTGCTCACCACCACGCACACCGGCATTCACCAGCGCCGTCAGTGACTCGCTGGTCTGGTTAAACGTCAGCCCTGCCGCCTGCCCGGCTCTGGACAGGGCCAGAATACGATCTGCCGTCAGTCCCGCCTGATTGCCGGAAAGGACCAGCGTTTTGTTGAAATCGGACAGGGTTGAGTTGCCCTGATACCAGGCATACGCCAGCGCACCGGTCGCCACCGCCAGCGAGGTGGCCCCCACCATCGGCAGGGTGATCGCACCGGCAAGCCCCCTGAACATGGGGATCATCCCGCCGAAGGAGTCCTTAACCTGACCACCCTGTTGCAGCAGGATCAGCCACGGACTTTGCCCGCCTGCAAGCTGCGTGGCCACGTCGGTGAACTGTGCAGGCAGCATACGCATGGCGGCTTTATACTGCCCGACGGAAATCCCCGCTTTCTGTGCAGCCAGCGCCTGTCGGCTCAGCGACTGTTCAACGACTGCCGCTGTTTTTTTCGCATCAGTTTCCGTACCGGAAAAATGACGCCTGACTCTGGCCATCTGCTCGTCAAATCTGGCCGCATCCAGACTTAAATCAACGACCAGATCGCCTACCGGTTCAGCCATACCGGACTCCTCCTGCGATCCCTTCTGATACTGTCATCAGCATTACGTCATCCTCCGTCATGTCCGCCACATCCGGGGAAGTAGGGATAACTTCATTCCCGTCCGGGCCAAAGCGGACACCTCCGGCAAGCCCTGCCGCTTTCTGCATCAGCACATCATCTTCAGGCTCTTCGTCAGCCTCGCGCCGGTTCAGCAGACTGAAATCCAGCGGATGCATATCCGGATCGCTGAAAAACAGGCTGAGCACGGTGTACGTCAGCCCGGAAAAGTGCATATCCAGCAGAACATCATGAAAATAATGGGTACTGTAAAAGCGGTGCCAGTCGGCATACTCCGTGGATGACATCCCGGCAAGCATGGCGCGCCAGTCAGGTCGCCCCATCTCACGCGCCAGTTTCAGGGCAAAACTCAGCTCACCGTCGAACACTTTCCCGCAGAAACAGGCTCTGCAGGCCCGGCGTCCTCTGCCTGTTCAGGGGCATCATTCACAACAAACTCAGACATACCGGACAGACGCATTACCACATTTTCAGCCTGAGCAATTGCCTCTGTGGGCCAGGTGGTAAGCACTTCCTGCTCAATTTGTTTAACGGCTTCATTCATGGACGGCATCTTTGTCTTCTGCGGATGGTTATGCCACAGGGACATCGCCACCAGAAAAGCACCGGTTCTGACGAGATCTTCCACGCTCACCTGTCGATTGAGACTGGATCCCGCCTGTTCTGCCTGTCGTTTCAGCAGGGCGAGATGCTCAATTCGCTGCAGGGCTGACAGTTCAGAAAGCGTGACGCTCATACCGTTATATTCAAATGATTCGGTTTTCAGGAACATCGCTGACTCTCCGGATTAACTGTCGGTGACGGTGATTCCTGCAACCACAGCAAGTTCACCATTACCGGATACAACCGGAATGTTGACCTTGCCTGCAGCAACACCTTTCACGGTGATGGTCATACCACTGACCGACACGGTGGCTTTTGTTTTATCCGCAGACACCGCACGGAAGCTCTTGTCGGTTGCGCCTTCCGGCTGGAATGCCACGGTCAGCGTGATGCTCCGCCCTTTCACCACCGAAGTGCTGGCAGGCGTCACGGTCATGCCGGTTGCCGCTGTTACCGTGCTGCGATCTTCTGCCATCGACGGACGTCCCACGTTGGTGACTTTCACCGTGCGGGTGATCACTTCCTTCGCCGTCACCGCCTTACCGATACTGCTGACCCAGCCGCGGAACACATCGACCGTGCCGTTCGGGAAGCGGATTTTATAGGCACGGGTATCCCCTTTATTAAACCACGCCAGCAGCGCCTGCTGCCCCTGCTCTCCGGGCATCCACGCCAGCGTGAAGCTGGTATCTCCGGCAGATTTCTGCCCCTGCCCGGTCGCAGTCCAGTCCGCATTTTCATCATCGAGATAGCTGTCGTCATAGGACTCAGCGGTCAGTTCGCCGGGCGTCAGGTCTTTAACTTTTGCCAGACGCGACCAGTCAACGTCTGAAAGCGGATTCGCATAAGGGTCACCGCTCCCGTTATAAACCCACAGGGTGGTCCCGGCCCCTTTCACCGGTGCCAGAGGATTTGGTGTTGGCATATCGTCCTCACATTTCATAGGTAATGACATAAGTCAGATCGGCTGAACTCCACAGGCCCGCATCATCGTCGCGCCGGTAGTCATAGCCACTGGCCACCATACTGGTGATCAAATCTGACAGCGCCGGGATATCGCTCATCACCGGATAAATCCGGGACTCCATCCACGAATCCAGCTCTGAATCCGGCACCTGAGCAGGCAGGAAAACTTCAATATGCAGCTCCGCCTGCCAGGTATCGCTGTCCAGCTCTTCGCCCGTGTATTCAGCGCCGGTGAGATAAACGGCAATTGCCGGAAAATCTTCCTCATCAAAAGCAGCGGGGCGACCATCAAAAAGCGTCGCCCCGGTGTCATGCTTCTCCAGTGCATCCAGTACGGCTGCACGGAGTTCAGTATGTTTCATCGCTTTATTACCATCCTCAGTTGATGCTGCAGCGCATAGCCCAGCTCTTTCGGAAGACGTTCACGCCGTATCCGCTCAATATTTTGTTTAAACGCCGTGGTCAGCGGCACCGCCATCGGGATTTTCACCACATCAATGGGGTAACGGTTTTTCCCGGCCACACGCTGCATGACATGCCACCGGCCATTTTTCAGTTGCTGAATAAACGCGCCGGGAATACGACGGTTACCCACCACAAGCACGCTGCCGCCACCTTTCAGGGATGAACGCTGCCCCTTTTTACGACGCCTGCGGCGCGAAAGGACAACCCGCGCATTACCCAGCCTGATTACGGGCAAATCCCCCCGGTTAACTTTGATTCTGGCCTGCGGATTTTTGACCGTGGCCCTTTTCAGCCTGGCCCTTTCCTTTACCAGTTTCCGGCGTACCTTTGTCTCACGGGCAACCTGTGACGCCGACTGCGATATCGCGGATGACGCAACGCGGTTAATGGCCATTGCGGCGGCACCGGGCACCGCCGTTCTGCTGATACGGCTGAGGTTTTCAACGGCCTGCTCAAGACCTTTTATGGCCATTCATCCCCCTTTCAGCGGCGACGGTTAACGGCAGGCGGTACGCCCCGCCCAAGCCAGAGATGACAGCTTCCGCCATCATCCGGCGAAATCCGGTCTATCCAGAAGTTTTCCTCACCGATGGTCAGCATGTCGCCGCGCCGCAGCTGCCGCACATCATCAGTCCGGACAAACAGGGACGGGCTGGAGCCTTCAACGCGCACGCCCTGTCCGGCATAGCTGATATTTTCAGGGTCATCAAAAACACCACGTATCACAGCACCGGACTGCTCACCGGATGTCATGGTGGCTGACGTTCCCATGTACCCGCGTATCGTTTCATCGGCGCAGGCAATGGCAGCATCGAACAGGTTATCGAAATCAGCCACAGCGCCTCCCGTTATTGCATTCTGGCCAGGCCGCGCTCTGTCATTTCAGCTGCCACACCGGCAGAGACACGAAACGCCGTTCCCGGCAGCACAAATGCCACAGCCTCATCCCGCGTGGCGTGAAGTGCATCAGTATGCAGCGTCACCAGTGCCACAACCGTGACCAGATCAGCCGTATCAGTCACGGTATCCGGCTGCGCTGATACAACCTCATTTTCATGCACGGTCAGCACATTTTCCGGGCTGACAGACGTGTCCTGACCGGCTGCGTCATCCGTGTCATCAAGCTCCTCTTCCAGCTCTGCCACACGGAGCGCCAGTTCTTCTTTCGTCCCCGTCAGGCTGACATCACGGTTCAGTTGCTCACCCAGCGAACGGAGACGGGCAATCAGTTCATCTTTCGTCATGGACTCCTCCACAGAGAGAAAATGGCCCCGAAGGGCCATGATTACGCCAGTTGAACGGACACGAACTCATCAGGATCAGCCAGCAGCATCAGCGGTGCTGACTGAATCATGGTGAACTCTCGCGCCGGATCGCCGGATGTCTTCCAGTTTTTCGGATAACGGGGAGACGCATTAATACCCTCACTCAATGCATCCGCATCCTGAATACAGCCATAGGTGCGCAGACCGCGTGCATGAGTGTTACCCAGCACCATCGTGTTGTCCGGCAGGAAGTTCTTTTTGACGCCGTTTTCCACGTACTGTCCGGAATACACGACGATGGCCACATCGCCATACATTCCCTTATAAGACACCGCTTTGCCCAGGTCTTTTACCGCTGTCTCCAGTTCGGAATGAGAGCCGCGACGGGTATCCAGCTTCTCCCTGACGGCTTTGAAGGAACGGAACAGCGCCCAGCCTTTCGGGTCAAACACGATGATATTCACCACACCGCTGGCGTTCAGCGCGTAGGCTTCGATATCGTCGGTCGGGTCATACGTGGACTTGTCGCGCTTGCTCCACCCCGTGCTGCCGGACTGCGTGATGTTATTCGCTTCACTGCGACCCATATCCACCTCAACCGGATCGAAGGCTTCACCGGTCATGGTGTATTTGCCCTTAAGCACGGCAGAAACTGCCTGCATCTCTTCGACCTGAGCAATGGCCAGCTCTTCGTCACGCATGTTCTGCATGATGATGCGACGGCGGCGGTAAGCCGGGTCCGCCAGATTCTGCGGATCTTCATCCGGCAGGCGACGCAGGGTCATCTGCGGATTCACTTCATGCTTCGGCTTGACATATCCCGGCGTAAATTCAGAGGTGGAGCCGCCACGGGAACGGATAACCTCACCGGAAACAATCGGCGAAACGTACAGCGCCATGTTTACCAGTCCCGGAATTTGTGAGAGATAGACTTTCTCCGTAGTGAAGGGATAGCTCTCACGGAAAAAGAGACGCAGAAACAGCGGATCAAACTTAAATTTCTGCTCATTTGCCGCCAGCAGCTGGGCGGTTGTGTACATCGACATAAAAAAATCCCGTAAAAAAAGCCGCACAGGCGGCCTTTAGTGATGAAGGGTCAGGTTAAACGATGCTGATTGCCGTTCCGGCAAACGCGGTCCGTTTTTTCGCCTCGTCGCTGGCAGCCTCCGGCCAGAGCACATCCTCATAACGGAACGTGCCGGACTTGTAGAACGTCAGCGTGGTGCTGGTCTGGTCAGCAGCAACAGCAAGAATGCCAACGGCAGCACCGTCGGTGGTGCCATCCCACGCAACCAGCTTACGGGTGGAGGTATCCGGCATCAACGGAGTCATTGCTGGCGTTTTCTTACTCAATCCGCCGGGCGCGGTTGCGGTATGAGCCGGGTCACTGTTGCCCAGCGGCTGGTAATGGGTAAAGGTTTCTTTGCTCGTCATAAACATCCCTTACACTGGTGTGTTCAGCAAATCGTTAACGGCATCAGATGCCGGGTTACCTGCAGCCAGCGGTGCCGGTGCCCCCTGCATCAGACGATCCAGCGCAGTGTCACTGCGCGCCTGTGCACTCTGTGGTGCTGCGGCCAGAATGCGGCGGGCCGTTTCCACGGTCATTCCGGGGGTTTCTGCCAGAACGCGCGCCTGTTCTTCGCGTCCGTGAGCCTCCTCACAGTTGAGGATCCCCATAATGCGGCTGTTTTCTGCCGCAACCGCAGCGGTGATCTGCGCGTTCACGTCCGGCTGCGCCGCGCTGGCGTTTTCGCCCTCCGTCGCTGGCACCACGTCAGTAACGTCAGCCTGCGAAGCAGTGGCTGAAACAGTTGTTGATTGAGTCTCTTTGGTCATTCGCCCTCCTGAGAGACGGGATTTACGTGCATCCAGTGCATCACGCATGACGGTGATCGCATCGGTGCTGTTGACAAGTTCATCAGCCAGTCCGGCATCAATGGCCTCCTGACCGCTGTACACTGCAGCCTCGGTATCCAGCACAGCCTGCACGGACAGGCCGGTATATGCCGACACCTTCTGCGCAAACATCCGGCGGGTTGCATCCATCCGGGACTGCAGTGTCTCCCGGACATCATCCGGTAGATGGCTGTAGGGGTTGCCATCCACCTTATGGCTGCCGCTGTAAATCAGCGTGATTTCCACGCCCTGTTTCTCCAGCGCAGCACCGTAATTACTGTGAGCCATCATGACGCCGATGGAGCCTGTCCGGGCGGTCTGCGTGACCAGACGCCGGGAGGCGGCACTGGCAAGCAGCTGACCTGCGCTGCAGTTCATGTCATTGGCCAGCGCCCATACCGGCTTTATGTCACGCACACGGGCGATGATGTCAGCGCAGTCAAATGCCCCTGCCACCATCCCGCCTGGCGTATCCATATCGAGCAGAATGCCATCCACCATCGGGTCGCTGGCAGCCTGTTGCAGACGGGCGATAATGCCGTTGTAACCGGTCATTCCCGAATACGGCTGCAGCGCCCGCGTCCGGCTGACCAGCGTGCCGGACACCGCCAGCACGGCGATGCCGTTCATGACCTGATAACTGCGGGCTTGTCGTGGTCCGTCATCATCACCGGATAACGCCAGCGCCGCGGGTGCCTCTCCGGCAGTCAGGCTGTCGCCGGATACTGCATCCGTCAGGCGGCTGATCCCAAGCTGGCCTGCAAGCGCACAAAAGAAAACCCGCGCATAGGCGGGTTCAAGCATCAGCGGCTCATTAAAGGCCATGCTGGCAATATGCGGGAGATTACGCAGCTCTGCTGTCACTCTTCTCCTCCTCTGTTGATTGTCGCAGCCCGGATTCAAATGCCGCAGCCGCCCAGGCGGGTGGTTTAAGACCGGCTGTACGACGCTCCATCGTTTCACGGACCTGCTGGGCAAAAATTTCCTGATAGTCATCACCGCGTTTCGCGCACTCTTTCTCGTAGGTGCTCAGTCCGGCTTCTATCAGCATCACCGCTTCCTGAACTTCTTTCAGACCATCGATGGCCATACGACCGGAGCCTATCCAGTCGCAGTTCCCCCAGGCACTGCGGGCTTCCTGAAAGCTGAAGCGCGCTTTTGAAGGTAACGTCACCACGCGGCGAACGATGGCCTCTTCCAGCCAGCACAGAAACATCTGGCTCGCCTGACGGGATGCGACGAATTTTCGCCGCCCCATAAAGTACGCCCACGACTCGTTCGCACTGGCCCGTGCCGTGGAGTAGCTCATCTGGGCGTAATTCCGGGAAAGCTGCTCATACGAGACACCCAGCCCGGCAGCGATATACCGCAACAGTGACTGCTCAAACACGGAGTAGCCGTTATCCGTGTCCTGAGCCGTCTGCAGGTTCAGTGAGTCCCCCGGCATCAGGTGCGGCACTTTTGCGCCTCCCAGACGGACCGGTGCTGCGGCGTAATACGCGGCAATTTCACCAATCCAGCCCGTCAGCCTTTCCCGCTGCTCCTGACTGTTCGCGCCCAGAATAAAATCCATCGCTGACTGCGTATCCAGCTCACTTTCAATGGTGGCGGCATACATCGCCTTCACAATGGCGCTCTGCAGCTGCGTGTTCTGCAGCGTGTCGAGCATCTTCATCTGCTCCATCACGCTGTAAAACACATTTGCACCGCGGGTCTGCCCGTCCTCCACGGGTTCAAAAACGTGAATGAACGAGGCGCGCCCGCCGGGTAACTCACGGGGTATCCATGTCCATTTCTGCGGCATCCAGCCAGGATAGCCGTCCTCGCTGACGTAATATCCCAGCGCCGCACCGCTGTCATTAATCTGCACACCGGCACGGCAGTTCCGGCTGTCGCCGGTATTGTTCGGGTTGCTGATGCGCTTCGGGCTTACCATCCGGAACTGTGTCCGGAAAAGCCGCGACGGACTGGTATCCCAGGTGGCCTGAACGAACAGTTCACCGTTAAAGGCGTGCATGGCCACACCTTCCCGAATCATCATGGTAAACGTGCGTTTTCGCTCAACGTCAATGCAGCAGCAGTCATCCTCGGCAAACTCTTTCCATGCCGATTCAACCTCGCGGGAAAAGGCACGGGCTTCTTCCTCCCCGATGCCCAGATAGCGCCAGCTTGGGCGATGACTGAGCCGGAAAAAAGACCCGACGATATGATCCTGATGCAACTGGATGGCGTTGGCGGCATAGCCGTTATTGCGTACCAGATCGTCCGCGCGGGCATTGCCACGGGTAAAGTTGGGCAGCAGGGCTGCATCCACACTTTCACCCGGTGGGTTCCACGCCCGCAACTGCCCACCAAATCCGCTGCCACCGCCGTGATAACCGGCATATTCACGCAGCGATGTCATGCCGTCCGGCCCCAGAAGGGTGGGAATGGTGGACGTTTTCATACATAAAATCCTGCAGGTCCCCTGCGTCGCTGTGTCATGCCGGTCTGCACTTCCAGCTCCGCAATGTATTTTTTCAGGTCAGACACGGAAGTGGCCGTAAACTCCACTCGCCGTCCGTCTTTCTGTACCGTTGCCACCCGTTTTCCTGTCATCAGGTCATGCAGTGCCGCACGGGCAGCGGCAAGTTCTTCCTGTCGCGTCATTCATCCTCTCCGGATAAGGCACGGGCGTAATCTGCCAGTGTTTTCTTGTTGGTTGCTGCACCATCCTCTTCCTGCAGGCTCGCCAGCAGTGCACTGAGATCCAGCTGCCAGCGGGAAATACTGATGCGCAGCGCCGCCAGCGCATAAACGAAGCAGTCGAGTGCTTCATTGCGTCGCTTTTTGCTGTCCCACAGTATTTTTTTCCTGCCATCCACCCATTTTTCGACCTGCTCTTCAGCAGTCAGCTGCTGCGCTTCGGTAAGATCAAAAATATCCGGGTTATTCGGGAAGTGAACGGCACCGGGAAGCGGTTCATCCCCTTCCGGCGTCAGTGTGAAGCGGTTATAAATCTGCTCTTTCGCGGTATCCGTACCGATTTCGGTAAGGTAAACCCCGTTTTTGTTTCGCTTACGTGGCATGCTGGCCACCGGCTTTCCGTAGACGGATGCCCCTTTAATGGGGATCACCCGGAACAGCCCATGTTTTTTCGAGCGTTCATACACAATGGTCGGGTCAATCCCGCCAGTATCCCAGCAGATACGGGATACCGACATTTCTGCACCATTCCGGCGGGTATAGGTTTTATTGATGGCCTCATCCACACGCAGCAGCGTCTGTTCATCATCGTGGCGGCCCATAATAATCTGCCGGTCAATCAGCCAGCTTTCCTCACCCGGCCCCCATCCCCATACGCGCATTTCGTAGCGGTCCAGCTGGGAGTCGATACCAGCGGTCAGGTAAGCAACACGATCAGGAACGGGCGCTGAATAATGCTCTTTCCGCTCTGCCATCACTTCAGCATCCGGACGTTCGCCGATTTTCGCTTCCCACGTCTCACCGAGCGTGGTGTTCACGAAGGTTTTACGTTTTCCCGTATCCCCTTTCGTCTTCATCCAGTCTTTGACAATCTGCACCCAGGTGGTGAACGGGCTGTACGCTGTCCAGATGTGAAAGGTCACACTGTCAGGCGGTTCAATCTCTTCACCGGATGACGAAAACCAGAGAATGCCATCACGGGTCCAGATCCCGGTCTTTTCGCAGATATAACGGGCATCAGTGAAGTCCAGCTCCTGCTGACGGATGACGCAGGCGTTATGCTCGCAGAGATAAAACACGCTGGAGGGGTCATCCGGCGTCCATTTGAGGCCAAACGGCGTCTCTTTATCGCCAAATTTAAGGTACTGCTCCTCCCCGCAGTGCGGGCAGGCAACATGAAAACGCATAAAATGAGGGGATTCACTGGCTGCACGCTCAATCTGGCATGTGCCTCTCACTTTGGGCGTGGAGCCACGGATGGACTTTGGCCAGACCGAGCCTTCAATACGCTTATCGCCCAGGAACGTCGGAGAGCCTTCCTGTTCAATATCCTCATCAAAGGCAGCAAGTTCATCATAACCCGCCACATCCACCGACTTTTCACGGTAGTTTTTTGCCGCTTTACCGCCCAGGCACCAGAAGCCACGACCATTGGAAAAACGCTTCATGGTGAGCGTGTTATCCCGGTGCTTTTTGCCATACCACGGAGCCAGCGCCAGCAGTGACGGAATATCGCGGATGGTCGGCTCAACGTGGGTTTTCATAAAGTTCTCGGCATCACCATCCGTCGGCAACCAGATAAGGGTGTTGCGCTGCTTATGCTCTATGAAGTAGGCATAAACACCCAGCAGCATTTTGGAATAACCAACACGGGCAGACTTCACCACATTCACCTCGCGGACGTAGTCACTGCCCATCGCATTCATGATGGCCCGCTGAAAGGGCAGTGTTTCCCAGCGCCCTTCCTGGTATGCGGATTCTTTCGGGAGATAGTAATTGGCATCCGCCCATTCAACGGCGGTCTGTGGCTCCGGCCGGAACAGTGAGCGAAGCCCGGCGCGGACAAAATGCCGCAGCCTGTTAACCTGACTGTTCGATATATTCACTCAGCAACCCCGGTATCAGTTCATCCAGCGCGGCTGCTTTGTTCATGGCTTTGATGATATCCCGTTTCAGGAAATCAACATGTCGGTTTTCCAGTTCCGGAAAACGCCGCTGCACCGACAGGGGGATCCCGTCGAGAATACTGGCAATTTCACCTGCGATCCGCGACAGCACGAAAGTACAGAATGCGGTTTCCACCACTTCAGCGGAGTCTCTGGCATTTTTCAGCTCCTGTGCGTCGGCCTGCGCACGCGTAAGTCGATGGCGTTCGTACTCAATAGTCCCTGGCTGGAGATCTGTCTCGCTGGCCTGCCGCAGTTCTTCAACTTCCCGGCGCAGCTTTTCGTTCTCAATTTCAGCATCCCTTTCGGCATACCATTTTATGACGGCGGCAGAATCATAAAGCACCTCATTACCCTTCCCACCACCCCGCAGAACGGGCATTCCCTGTTCCTGCCAGTTCTGAATGGTACGGATACTCGCACCGAAAATGTCAGCCAGCTGCTTTTTGTTGACTTCCATTGTTCATTCCACGGACAAAAACAGAGAAAGGAAACGACAGAGGCCAAAAAGCTCGCTTTCAGCACCTGTCGTTTCCTTTCTTTTCAGAGGGTATTTTAAATAAAAACATTAAGTTATGACGAAGAAGAACGGAAACGCCTTAAACCGGAAAATTTTCATAAATAGCGAAAACCCGCGAGGTCGCCGCCCCGTAACCTGTCGGATCGCCGGAAAGGACCCGCAAAATGATAATAATTATCATCTGCATGTCACAACGTGCATCTACGCCATCAAACCACGTCAAATAATCAATTATGACGCAGGTATCATATTAATTGATCTGCATCAACTTAACGTAAAAACAACTTCAGACAATACAAATCAGCGACACTGAATACGGGACAACCTCATGTCAACGAAGAACAGAACCCGCAGAACAACAACCCGCAACATCCGCTTTCCTAACCAAATGATTGAACAAATTAACATCGCTCTTGATCAAAAAGGGTCCGGGAATTTCTCAGCCTGGGTCATTGAAGCCTGCCGCCGGAGACTGTGCTCAGAAAAAAGAGTTTCTCCTGAAGCAAACAAAGAAAAGAGTGACATTACTGAATTGCTCAGAAAACAGATCAGACCAGATTGAAGCAATTTAGATAATCGTGCAGACTACGCCCCTCATATCACATGGAAGGTACTACAATGGCTCAGGTTGCCATTTTTAAACAAATATTCGATAAAGTGCGAAATAATTTAAACTATCACTGGTTTTATTCTGAACTAAAACGTCACAATGTCTCACATTACATTTACTATTTAGCCACAGAGAATATTCATCTTGTTCTTGAAAACGATAATACGGTTTTAATAAAAGGACAGGGTAAGGTTGTAAATGTAAGATTTTCAAAAAATAAATGCCTTATAGAAGCCACATTAAAAGGATTCAAATCAGGAGAGTTATCATTTTACGAATACAGGAAAAATCTTGCTACAGCAGGGGTTTTCAGATGGATTACAAATATCCACGAAAACAAAAGGTATTACTATACCTTTGATAATTCATTACTCTTTACTGAGAACATTCAGAACACTACACAAATATTTCCGCACTAAATCATAACGTCCGGTTTCTTCCGCGCCAGAACCGGACTCGCTGGCATGATGAAATATGTGTACCCGGTAACCCCGGTGTGCATCGTTTTTGATTATTCCCGCACACTCGCGCAGAAGGAGTTCCCCGTCGGGCTACGGTCTCTGTTAATACGGGAATACGGCGACGATACAGCGCATGATGTGTCAGGCTTGAATACCTTTATCCGTTAAAAGGGATATCAGTTAAGCTATCCCGTGTAGGGTATAAGCCATTATCAAAGCCACTCTGTAGGGAGTGGCTTTTGTAATGGCAATAAAAAGCCCCGCGAATGCGAGGCTAAATCCTGGTATTTGTAATGACTGGCTCTTATCTCAACGCAGCCCCTTACCGCGCGCAAGATGCTCAATATCAAGCATCAGCAATGAGATGTTTAATCTGGATTCACTCCAGAAGTGATCACCATCCTGTCTACAGAGCCAGATGTGAAGGATGATGAGTAAAATTATCGCTATCATCGAAGGCATTGCGTCCTGATGTATTCCTGAAGCGTTCTCAGTGCTGTTTGGTCGCGGATTATTCCGTCCCGGATACCGAGAACGTTTCGTCCAGCAACTGGAGAGAGTTCGACGGTGGCATCATTGCCCATGCCGGAGGCGCTGGAGGTTTCGGCTGAGGATGGCACAGGGCATTTTCCTTTGACGAACACCCGACCACCATTATCAAGCTTGCGCCGAAGAGCATCATTTTCAGCTTTCGCATCAGCTAACTCCTTCGTGTATTTAGCATCGAGTGCATCAGCAGAACGCTGGCGCTGCTGCATGTCAGTAATGGTGGCGGTCGCCTGCTTCAGCTCACTGACTTTTTTATCTCGCTGTTCTTTGTAGGCGATGGCGTTATCACGGTAATGATTGACCGCCCACGACAGGCAGACGATGATGCAGATAACCAGAGCGGAGATAATCGCGGTTACTCTGCTCATTGTTGCCCCCACAAACAGACTTCACGCTCAATCTCACGACGAGTCATCAGGCCTTTCCATTGCTTACCGCCAGCGTATATCCAGCGACGTAGCTGGTCACATGCGCCTTTGATATCGCCCTGGTTTATTTTGCGAAGAAGCGTCGATGTTCTGAAATTGCCAGCACCCACGTTGTAGACGAACGAGTAAAGAGCGCCGCGCGTTGTTTCCGGTATATCGACTTTGATGTACGGGTTAATTTGTCTGGCAACCGTGGCAAGGTCTTTATTCAGGAGGGCTTTGCATTCTGCTTCGGTATACGTTTTACCGAGCATGATGTCTTTTCCGGTGTGTCCGTGACATACAGTCCATACGCCAACGATATCTTTGTATGGTATGTAGCTGACACCTTCCAGGCCATCGTCACCACTTGGGCCAGTGATTAACACTGATGCTATAGCAATTGCTCCGCCACCAATAGCAGCAGCAACTGCTTTTCGTAATGATGGAGGCATTATTCACCTCTCGCAGCCTTGCGCTTATCTTCTTTAATCTTGAAATAAAGGTTTGTCAGGTACGTCAGCAGGCCAAATACCAGACTACCCAGCACACCTATTGCCGCCCACTGTGAGGGCGTGACTTTATCGAGCAACTGTAAAAACCAGTACCCGGCACTACCTGCTGAGGTGCCATAGGCGACACCCGTTGTTAACTTATCCATGGATTTCATAACCCCACCTCGCAGATGCGGGTGCTGTGTAATGGAAATAAAAAGGCCACCTGACGTGGCCACCAGATTATTTCCCCACCAGCTCGTTTATCTCTTTCACTGTCTGGTTAAACCGCTCTGACTCAAGCTCAACACCTAAGGCCCGACGCCCCAGCGCCATTGCTGCTTTTATTGTGGAACCGGATCCCATAAAAAAATCAGCAACCAGATCACCAGGTCGACTACTGGCATTGATTATTTGCCTGAGCATATCCGCCGGTTTCTCACACGGATGTTTCCCCGGGTAGAACTGAACGGGTTTATGCATCCAGACATCGGTATAAGGCACGGAGACTGATACGGAGAAATAGCGCCGGAGAGATTTAAACTCATCCAGCAATTCAGAATATTTACGATTCAGTGAATCATAAGATGCCACCAGCTGGTGGTGTGGTTGTTCCAGTTGTTGTTCCTGAAACTTCTCTGCCGCTATACGGGAAAACAGTGCCTGTAACTTCCGATAGTCAGCCTCATTCGGCAACTGCCACTGACTGGCACCAAACCAGTGGGAAACCATATTTTTCTTACCTGTGGCTTCGGCAATTTGTTTTGCCGTTATACCCAGTTCGGCACGAGCATCCCTGAAATACGATATCAGCGGTGCCATTATGTGCTGTTTGAGTTCCCTTTCTTTTGCTGCATAGCCGTCACTTTTGCCGCGATATGGCCCCTGGTAATGTTCAGCAAACAGAACGCGCTCTGTGGCAGGAAAATATGCGCGCAGACTTTCTTTATTACACCCATTCCAACGTCCGGACGGCTTCGCCCAGATGATATGGTTAAGCACGTTGAAACGTTCACGCATCATGATCTCAATATCAGATGCCAGGCGATGCCCACAGAACAGGTAAAGGCTTCCGGCAGGTTTTAACACCCGCCAGAACTGGGCCAGACAGTGGTCCAGCCACTTAAGGTAATCTTCGTCCCCTTTCCACTGATTGTCCCAGCCGTTGGGTTTCACCTTGAAGTACGGCGGATCGGTAACAATCAGGTCAATGGAATCATCAGGCAGGGACTGAATAAAATGCAGGCAATCAGCGTTGATTAAATCAACACTGTTTATTTTTACAGTATTTTTCATGGATCAGTAAGCGTAACTCTGGTAGGCTCACTCTGCTTTTGCGCTAAAGCAGTGGGCCATGGTTCGCTTGTGACCAGTAAGCATGAGCGAATGGCTGGCAGGTGCTACCAACACCCACCAGCCGCCCATTTTCACAGCAGGAAACCGCCATTACTGGCAGCGTCTGAATTTATTCCCGTACCCGCCGTTATCCTTCGCCAGACCCGCCAGAACTAACTGAGTCAGTATTAACTGGCACCGGGCTTCGCTTACTCCGGTAGTTCTCGTCATCATGCGTGGCGTTACCCACTTGTCAGCAGGTAAGAAATGAAGGACTGCGGCGGCGGTTTCTGTCATATCTTGCTGTTTTAGCATATCTTTTTCCCTTCTGGTTAACATGACATACCAATAACTCTTGTCTAAAAAGCCAGCAAGATAAAAAGTCAGTATTCACGACCACCAGCGTGTTTACTGTACTGCACCAAGTTTACAGGTACAAAAAACCCGCTCAGTGGCGGGTTGCTATCACAGCTATATATTTACTTATTATGCCGTTACTAACATTTATCTTCGACATATAATCGAAAACAAGGTTTACTTAAAACTCTGCTTTCATTTTATCCGGGAATTTTTTATTTGCAGCATAATAACTACCAAGTACATAAGCGTTCATTTGCTGCTCTACATCAACCCGACATGCCGCACTAGAACAAGCTCCACTGATAAGCCCAAAAGAACTCCCTTTAGCAGAGAGATCAGCTTTGATTTCCTCTACAGTGTTTTTCCCCATAGCAACTACACACCCTGTCACAATATATCTAGCCTTCACATCATCCATGCTAAGGATAGTAGTTTTCGCAATTTTGCTGTATCCATCATTTTTATAAACATCCATGGCAAACGCACGGCAATCTGTATAATACGGACTTGCTTTAACTTGCGAATACTCAGGTAATTTCATACCTGCACAACCAACTAAACAAAAACCTATCGCTGCTATTAATACCTTTTTCATTACAGTCATAACCTAGAAGCATCATTGAAACTAATTTATTAAATAATCATCGAGTTTCTGGAATACAGACGTTAACCATCTCTCCAAAATCTAAAAGATAATAAGAAAAAATGTTTAACGCACCAATCCATTTCATAGTTTCATGAGACATCTGGCACAAAAAAACCCGCTCAGTGGCGGGTTCTTAAATCTTATCAACGGTAGACATACAAAGCCCATCGTTGGGAAAATCTTATCCATATTTTTTGAAAAATGCAAGCATCATGTCGTCATCTTCGGCGAAAACCATTTATCTTGTCACATTTCTCAATTGTATCTCTGCATATGCTTCTTCCTGCCAGCACTTTGTAACCAGTTTATCAATGACATCTGTATATCCTTTGTACCACTGATAATCCGTCAGGTCTGGTACCAGCTTCTGGACATGATGCCGCGCCAGTGTGGTTGGTAAACGGCTAAACCGGTTTCCATTGCAACGCCCACAAATCTTATAAACAGGCGTGCCATGAAGCCGGGTCCTTTTTTCATCCAGGACAAGACCTTTACCCTTACACCCTCTGCACGCTGTGCTGACTTCTCCCTTACCATGACAATGCTGACATAGTTCCTTCACCCACTCTTCCTTGATAACAGATTCCCCGCTTCTGGAGTGTTTCACCACTTCGCGCAATACATTATGAAATCCAGTACCAGCACAATGCTCACAGCGAGCCTTACTTGCCGCAGACCTGGAATAATCAGCAAAGGCAAAATTCACAAGGTAAGGGATGATCTGTAACCGGGTTTCTTCGCTCAATTTGTTCAATGTCGGGTTATCCAGTGCCATCGCGTAATTGAGCAGACCTTCAATCGCAAATTGAGGATCCTGAACACCAACTTTTGCCAGGAATAAGGCAAACCCAAGCGGTGCTTTCGACTGCACCATCCCCTGCGCAGCCATCACATCCGTAATCGTTAAACCACCTGAGCCTGTCGCCGGTGCGTCATCGCTCAATTTTGGAGATTTTGGGGAGTAATATTTTGGTAAGGCTTCAAGGTTCATGCTCGTTCTCCACTTACGCCAATACGCCAATTGCCAGCGCACGATCGATAAAACGAAATATCAGCTCCAGCTGAGAGCCATACTTCTCTTCAAATGCCACGGTATCCGCATGCAGCTCGTCGTGATGCTTTCTGCACAAAGGCAACACAAAGAGGTCATGCGCTTTTGTTCCCATTCCACCCTGACCGTGACCTATCAGGTGGTGGGGATCATCAGCGGGCTTTCCACAACATGCACACGGCTGTGTCTTAACCCAGCGCGTGTACTTTTCATTAACCCAGCGGCGACGTTTTGGGCGTAACATAAAAGACTCCGGCGACTCCGGATCCACTTTCAGCGCCAGCACCTTTTTCGCTTTATCCTGGATGATGCTGGTGGCAGGAACCGAAGGCACAAGGTCACTTTCCCGGGTGACAGACGGCACAACAGGCTTTGGTAATCTCAGTGCCTTACGGGCTGCACTTTCCGGTAAGGCATCCGCCAGGTCATTACGAATCAGCCACCAGCACAGTTCCGGCATTGTCACAACGTGACTGTCATCAAAACCGAGATCCCGACGCACAACAGACAACACCCAGCGGGCACAGTTATCCGTTGCCATTGATTCCAGCCGTTCCGTGAACTGATCGCGCAGCTGGTTATCGCAGTGCCAGCACAGACGGATTGCGCCCGGCGCGTGTCGCATTGTGGTCATGTTCTCGCTGTGCCAGTCGGAATGAGGCCACTGGCAGCCTTTTTCACGAAGTAACCAGCTTTCAAGACATTCCACGCCACCAGCACGACGGATCACTGCCTCATTGCGGAACACGGCCCGAACGGCAGGATCATCCGCCAGCGGTTGTGATGCCGCCGGAACGGCACCACTGGCGAAAGATGAATAACGTTCCGGCTCAGGCTCCAGCAGGACACGCCCCTGCATAAACAGGGGCATCAGCTCTGAACCTGGCCTGAACAATACGATCCCCATACGCGGGGCAATTTCAGGGGTCAGTAGTGCTCTCACGGTCACCTCAATGAACGGTATCGAGCAGCTTTAACAGCTCAGGGAATCGGGATTCGAAGAAATGCGGCTGCGTCTCGCGCGGATTTGCGGGACTGGTGATGTTCTTGCCGAACATGCAGCCTTTCGCTGTCAGCGACCAGAATTTTTTGATGTTGTTAATCGCTGTACGGCTGTATCGTTCGCGCTGTTCGACGATCCCCAGCTTCGCCATCTGGTGATATGCCTGATTAGCCGTCAGGCGGATACCATACTGCTTCAGCAGTGCACTCAGTGACAGCGTGGGGCGGCTTGAGCCATCAGGCGCGTCAGCAGGAGCATCAATGGCATAACGCGGTGCCAGATTCGGTAAGCCAACAGCCTCCTGGAGTTTCTGACAGGCCCCAAGCACAGATGAGTTAGACAGGTTTAACTCCCTGCGCATAAAGTCCAGCAGAATCACTCCAGCCTGCATCTTGTCAGCAGCCTGCCCGGATAATTTTTCCGGTGCGCTGGTTACCATATCGAAAGTACGGATCACCTTCAGATGGAATGACGGGCTGATCCACATTGCATAGGCATACACCAGTTCCTTACAGACATACGTTCCCCGTTCATTTCCCCCATGAATCACACTCACCGGGTCAACACCCAAATTCTGGGTGTTGGTCAATTCATGAACAAGCTCAACAGTTTGTTGGCTGGAAAGAAACTTTCCTGGCTCCTTGGTTCTGGCATTTGCACCAGATGCTACTGCTGCGCGATGCAGATCGTTCAGGCTATAACGTCCATAAGCATCACGACGAACTTCAATACCATCAATGACCATCAGATTATTCATACTTCGTTTCTCCTCTTAATCAGGCGGCTGCACCCGCCGTTTTCTCGTACTTACTGATAGTGATCTCGACCTTCCCTTCCGGGATAACCGGTCCCCACTCCACCAGCATTCTTTTCACCTGACTGTCGTCTTCCCACACCCCCGCGTGGGTCAGGGCGTCAAACAGCGCCTTGTTATAGTTGTCCAGATCGCGGATCCTGTTATCCGGAGGAAACAACACGATCTCCACTGAAGCAGGTGCCGACGTTGGTTTCAGCAGACGACGTAACTGCTCACTATTGCTGCGCACGCCGCGCTCTGGAATTTTCGCCCCGCCGCGCTTATCAGGCTCTTACCAGCAAACGCCCCTTTGTTGGGGTGTCGCCAGTACGTGTTCACGCTGGGCGGGAAAGGCAGGATCAGTTTCATACTTTCAGGCCTCTCTCATGTAGCCAGTGGGTTGCACGCAGCCTTGCGTTTTCCTCATCGGCAAGCAGTGAGCGGATAATCCCGACAGCCTCGCTGTCGTCGTCCTTCACCGCGGTATGAAGCGTTATCCCCCGGGCCACGCCACGCTTTATCGTGATGACGCCTTTTTTCTCCAGTGCGCGAAGATGCTCCACCGCTGCATTCACCGAACGGTATCCCAGCATGGTTGCCACCTCCTGATTGGTTGGCGGGAAGCCACGTTCTTTCTGGTAAGAAATCAGCATATCCAGCACCTGCTGCTGGCATTGAGTTAACGTCGTCATTAAGCCCCCACGTAATTCCCTGACAGATACCACTCTTCACCTGATGCAGCCCGCTTACTGCTTTTCCGTAAACACCGTTCACGACGCGCCAGAAAATTGTTTCGTTCTGGCTGGGAGTAGCTTTCACGGAATGCCGCCATCCACACCGTTGCAGCACGACGGTATAAGCCCCTGGACTCCAGTTCTTCCGCCTGGCGGGTCAGGCACAAAATCACCCGGGGATCGTTAGTGCCGACATAGAAATTGCGCACAGGTCTGGTTTCACGAACTGGTTGTGGTTCCGGCTCCTGCGCTCTCTCAGTCAGGCGTGGGAAATGTCTGCGTGTATCTCCTTCACAACGGTGAGCCACACGCCCACTCTGACGTAACTTGCTTGCTGACTGCAGAACGCGCTGCCGTGAGTAACCTGCAAAAGCATCCGCAATGTCTCCGGAAGTACACCCCGGATGGGCTTCAATGAATTTCTGAACTTCATTCAAAAGACTCATGATCACCCCCTGAATCCTGCCGGGATCTGGCTGTAGTCCACGTTGTCGTAACTGGCTTTGAAGTACGGGTCTTCACGTTTTTCTGTGTGCGTGCTGACGGATGGCGATAAGCGCAGGGAAAGCTCATCCCATTTTTCCCGCAACTTCGACGGGCTGAGCACGTTACGGCACCAGAACGGATCGCGGCTGACGCGGCTGTACATCTCGCAGATTTGTTTGTGAGTACGACCATCCTGCACACACATCAGGCGAATTTCGTTTGCCCATGCTGTCCAGTTCGGTTCTTTGGGACGAACCACCTCGCCGTCACATTCGGCGGCCTGCTCGTACAGGGCAATGATTTTTTTCCAGAGCCACTGTGCGCAGGTCAAATCATCCTGCGTTCCCCACTGGCGCTTTTTAGGGCTGAATACAACCGCGTCAGGATGGCGAGTTAAAAAATCCTGTTCAGCCGTCTGCGTGTCCGGTTGCGAAGCGTCCGGACGAGAAGGTTTTTTATCTGACGGATCATGTTTTGATTTTACTGACGGATCCCCGCCAGATTCTGACGGGTGAAAACCCGCTTTTTTGCCAGATTTCGACGCATCAAATTTTGACGTGTCAGATTTTGATGCGTCAGATTTTGACGGGTCAGAATCTGACAGTTGAGAAAATGCCGCTGCCTGAAGCTTCGCAACGTTAAGCTGATAAACATTCGACGCATTGCGGTTACCCTGGCGACGCGCCTTACGCGTTAACCAGCCTTCTGCTTCCAGCCGTGCGATAGCCGTTCTGACGGTACTCATCCCCGCGCCAATCTGACGGGCAATGGTTTCAATTGATGGCCAGCACACACCTTCGTCATTACTGAAATCAGCCAGGCGGGCCATAATTGCCACGCTGGATAATTTCATGCCTGATGCAGCGCAACCATCCCATACATAGCCGGTTAATTTAGTGCTCATGACCGACCTCTATTTCCCTGAATTTACGACGAAACTGTTCGAGCGGGCTGAAGCACTCATGCTCATAGCCTTCGCGGAGGTAGATAACTCGTTGTGTTTCCGGCTCCCAACGAATGACTCTGACGGGCACTCCGTAGTGATCTTTGAACCAGCGGTTAACTTGTCGCAAAGGACTGTCTCCTTCTGCCGGTTGAAATCACCCACAGCCCACTCAGCAAAGCTGTGGGTTACAATTTCCCTGTCACCTGGTACATTAACTGCATAGCAATACTCCACCTTCGCTTTTCCACCCGGTACAGGAAGCGCAATCAGTTGCGAGCGACGGTAGTGTGTTGTTAAACTGTTCATGCGTTAGTTTCTCCACAGTCACGACACGCCACGGCGCCCGGAGCTGCACACTCGCGGGCGTCATTACTTTCTGAAATGCAAAAGATTTTGTAGACCAGTGCTGCATGCTCCTGCAGCTTCGAAATTGAGAGATACAGCTCGTCGTTAATTGCTGTCTTCTCATGCGGTTCCACCACACCGTCTTCGATTGCCGAACGAATCTGTCTGGAATAACTGCCAATCTGTTCAATGACTTCCAGCAGGCGCTGGTTAATATCGGCGTTGTCCACATCCTCGACGTCAGGAAGAGACACAAAGACGCCATTTGCAGACTGCGCCACAGCGTCAGCAATGAAGTGAGTTCCACCAGCACGTTGCAAAATCATTGCCCATCCCAGCGGGAAAATCTGATCGCCATCGGCACGAAGGCGGTTAAATAATGCGTTTTCTGTTACATCCAGCCAGTCAGCTGCTTCAGCGTAACCACCCGGCAACGCTGCGATAGTTTTTCTGACAGCTTTCACGTACCACTCAGGCTGTTTTTCTACTTTCCAGTGATGCTTACCCACGGTTAGCCTCATCGTTCTGTGGTTTCTGTTAATCGATTTATCCATTAGATTTTTCATAAAGCTCAGGTTTAAATGGCAACCGTCCGCAAGTTCTATATGCAGCTTCTGCTGCACGTCCTTTTGGAATTAACTGGCCCGGACGGTTTCGCCACTGATAAACGGCTTCAGTTGTTATGCCGAAAAAAGCAGCAACTTTCTCAATACTGCCGAAGTAGCTTTCGATATCGTCAGTTGTCATACGCCCTCCAAACTAAGTTTTATTAGATGCTAATTACAAATCTATCTTTGGTCAATAAAAACTAAGATTACTTAGCAATTCAAGAAATGGTGCTCCTATGGAAACGGTTGGTCAGCGTATAAAAGCTCTGAGAAGAGTTACCGGAACGTCCCAGAAAGAATTGGGTAAATTTTGTGGAGTAAGCGACGTTGCTGTGGGGTACTGGGAGAAAGACATCAATACCCCTGGTGGGGAGGCACTTTCGAAATTAGCGAAGTTCTTCAATACGTCAATAGATTACATTCTTTATGGTGCTGAGTTTGAAGGCAAACTCGTCACAAACATGCGCAGAGTTCCTGTAATATCGTGGGTTCAGGCTGGGCAGTTTACTGAGTGCAGGGCAGCAGAAGTGTTTAGTGAAGTGGACAAGTGGGTAGATACATCATTAAAGATTGGTGATAACTCATTTGCATTAGAGGTTAAAGGTGACTCCATGACTAACCCTAATGGCCTCCCAACAATACCAGAAGGCGCAACAGTGATTGTAGATCCAGATGCAGAACCTCGTCATGGAAAAATAGTCATCGCTCGACTTGATGGAACAAACGAAGCTACAGTAAAAAAATTAGTCATCGATGGCCCTCAAAAGTTTTTAGTGCCATTAAATCCTCGGTATCCCAACATCCCTATCAATGGTAATTGCCTTATCATTGGTGTAGTCAAAGGAGTTCAATACGAACTCTAAGACCTCTCTTCTCTAACTAAGGCACCGAACTAAGAAAAGTTTGGTGTTTTCTCTTGCCATAATAACTAAGTTAAGTTAGATTTTATATCAAAGATAACGAACAGGCAGGACGCCCACGAAGTAGCCGCCTGGGGCATATGAAGTCCAGGATGATTCGTTAGCAACAAAAAAGCGCCCTACAGGACGCTTAGCTCTTTAACAATCTGGATATCCACAACAGTAGCAATCTACAGATTGCCGTTAAGTTTTCTGGCCAACTCCTCAATGGATGGAGGCGATACGTAATCCGGATTTTTATTCATCAGAAACTTATTTTCACAGTGGAGGCACCTGCTTTTATGAAAAAGCTCATCTTCGCTAACCGGGAATGGTTGAAGTATCGATACTATCTTTTGTCCAAAACATTTTGGGCAAAGATGCATGGTTATGCTGTCACCGTTCACGATTACCTCCTTCGAGTATACAAAAGTACCCGACTCAAGTTGGTTAAGGATATAGCCTTCCGTCTGAGCCTCAAAGTTTTCGAATTCTGCAATTTTAGCTTTGAGAGAAGCATTTATTTCTTGATAAGAGCCCAGCAGTTCAACGAGAGACACGCATTCGCGCTGAATAGACGCAAGCTTTGAGTTCAGCTCACCAATAGCCGCATTTACTTCAGCTTGAGTTTTTGCCTCGTTCATTAGTTTTGCAATCTGGGCGATTTCACGAATAGCCGTCATTGCTGCCGTTAATTCAGCGATCACATTGAATACTCTTATTGTTGTTGGGGATATCCAGATTAACCGAATCCTTGTTGTTGGGGAATAACCAGGTCCACCTCGCCTGATGTGGCTAAAAGCAGGCACATAACAGCTAAGTATTTTCAACCAGAGAGAATCCTTAGCGTTGTGGTGAATGCGGCTCAGCGCACGCGGGTTAAGGTTGAGGCTGACAGTCGACCTTCTGTGGATACCCACCCGCCTGGTGTGCAACCTTCGCCAGGCACCGGGAGGCACCCGGCACCACAACTTTATGCTGTGTGTAGTCCTGGCGGTACCAGTTTGTACCCTTGCTTCCGGCTGGTACCGTCCTTTTTTGCAAAACAGAGAAGAGCATCACCGGACGACGGGCTCATAACCCAATCCATCCGAGCGGCTGCCACCGCAGGTGTTCTTCTCTGTTTTGTGGAGAAACCAACCGACCTTGCAGGGTCGATATGATGAGGAGCAGCAAAATGGCTAGCGAACGCAGTACTGATGTGCAGGCATTTATCGGGGAGCTGGACGGCGGCGTATTTGAAACCAAAATCGGCGCAGTTCTCAGTGAAGTCGCTTCCGGTGTGATGAACACGAAAACCAAAGGTAAGGTCTCGCTCAACCTAGAAATCGAACCGTTTGATGAGAACCGAGTGAAAATCAAACACAAACTCTCATATGTTCGCCCGACTAACCGCGGGAAAATTTCCGAAGAAGACACCACCGAAACGCCGATGTATGTCAATCGCGGTGGTCGCCTGACTATTCTGCAGGAAGACCAGGGACAGTTGCTGACTCTTGCCGGTGAACCTGACGGAAAACTCCGCGCAGCAGGTCGTTAATATCGTTTTTAATTAACTGATTATTTATCTCATCACTGAATATCTTTATATAGTGAGGACTTATTATGTCTCAGAACTTAGACGCAACCGCAATTAATCAAATCCATGCCCTTATTTCTGCTCAGGGTGTTAATGAAATTATCAGTAAGATTGGTGCCGATGCTGTGGCATTGCCTGAGAATTTCCGCATTCATGATCTGGAAAAATTTAATTTAAATCGCTTCCGTTTCCGTGGTACGCTTTCCACTGCCAGCATCGATGATTTTACCCGTTATTCTAAAGATCTTGCAGATGAAGGCACCCGCTGCTTTATCGATGCTGATAATATGCGTGCCGTCAGTGTGCTTAACCTAGGTACTATTGATGAACCAGGTCACGCAGATAACACCGCCACACTCAAACTGAAAAAGACAGCACCGTTCTCTGCTCTGTTGTCTGTTAACGGCGAGCGTAACTCCCAGAAGTCACTAGCAGAATGGATTGAAGACTGGGCCGACTATCTTGTGGGCTTTGATGCTAATGGTGACGCTATTCAGGCAACAAAAGCGGCTGCGGCTGTCCGTAAAATCACGATTGAAGCAAACCAGACCGCTGATTTTGAAGATAATGACTTCAGCGGCAAACGCTCCCTGATGGAGTCTGTCGAAGCGAAGACCAAAGACATTATGCCAGTGGCATTTGAATTTAAATGCGTTCCGTTTGAAGGTCTGAAAGAACGTCCGTTTAAATTACGCCTCAGTATTATCACTGGCGATCGTCCTGTACTGGTTCTGCGCATTATTCAGCTGGAGGCGGTGCAGGAAGAAATGGCTAACGAATTTCGTGATCTGCTTGTTGAGAAATTCAAGGACAGCAAAGTAGAAACCTTTATTGGTACTTTCACCGCCTGATTTCATTACTGCAAATGCCCCTGCGGGGGCATTTATGGAAACGTAATTTACTCAATAATCGCCGGATGGTGAGGGATTCTTTTTACCAGAATTCAGCGCGGTGCAGCGCATATACGTGGAGAACAAAATGTCATTTATTAAAACTTTTTCCGGGAAGCATTTTTATTATGACAGGATAAATAAAGACGACATCGATATTAACGATATCGCGGTTTCCCTTTCAAATATCTGTCGCTTTGCCGGTCATCTTTCGCACTTCTACAGCGTCGCCCAACATGCGGTTCTTTGCAGCCAGCTGGTGCCGCAGGAATTTGCTTTTGAAGCGTTAATGCATGATGCAACAGAAGCGTATTGCCAGGACATTCCCGCACCACTGAAACGCCTTCTTCCTGACTATAAACAAATGGAAGAAAAAATAGACGCCGTAATCCGTGAGAAATACGGGTTACCCCCAGTTATGAGTACGCCCGTGAAATATGCCGATCTCATCATGCTGGCAACCGAACGCCGCGATCTCGGGCTTGATGATGGCTCTTTCTGGCCTGTACTGGAAGGTATCCCGGCAACAGAGATGTTCAACGTGATTCCACTGGCACCGGGCCATGCCTACGGGATGTTTATGGAACGCTTTAACGAGTTATCGGAGTTACGCAAATGCGCATGAATGTTTTCGAAATGGAAGGGTTTCTTCGTGGGAGATGTGTACCGCGAGATCTGAAAGTAAATGAAACAGATGCTGAATACCTAGTGCGTAAATTCGATGCGCTTGAAGCTAAATGTGCAGCACAGGAAAACAAAGTAATACCAGTGTCAACTGAACTGCCACCAGCAAATGAAAGTGTTTTGTTATTCGATGCTAACGGAGAAGGCTGGCTAATTGGCTGGCGTTCTCTCTGGTACACCTGGGGACAAAAAGAAACCGGAGAATGGCAGTGGACATTTCAGGTCGGGGACCTTGAAAACGTCAATATCACTCACTGGGCAGTAATGCTAGACTGGCCCCCTGAATCTCCAGACAACCAATATCACTTATTTAAGTGATAGTCTTAATACTAGTTTTTAGACTAGTCATTGGAGAACAGATGATTGATGTCTTAGGGCCGGAGAAACGCAGACGGCGTACTACACAGGAAAAGATCGCTATTGTTCAGCAGAGCTTTGAACCGGGAATGACGGTCTCCCTTGTTGCCCGGCAACACGGTGTGGCAGCCAGCCAGTTATTTCTCTGGCGTAAGCAATACCAGGAAGGAAGTCTTACTGCTGTCGCCGCCGGAGAACAGGTTGTTCCTGCCTCTGAACTTGCTGCCGCCATGAAGCAGATTAAAGAACTCCAGCGCCTGCTCGGCAAGAAAACGATGGAAAATGAACTCCTCAAAGAAGCCGTTGAATATGGACGGGCAAAAAAGTGGATAGCGCACGCGCCCTTATTGCCCGGGGATGGGGAGTAAGCTTAGTCAGCCGTTGTCTCCGGGTGTCGCGTGCGCAGTTGCACGTCATTCTCAGA